ACATAGAATATTATTTGGACTTGCTGCTCATCAAAATCCAAAAATTTATAACTTTACTTTCAACGTATCAGAAACAGACGCAGATACGATAGAAGGCTTTCTTGATAGTCGTGCCAATGATAGTGCCAGCTTTACTTTCACTCCACCAGGAGAAGGCTTTACAAAAACAGGAACTTATTCTCAATCAGGAACTACAGTAACAATTACAATTACAAGTCATGGTGTAGCGGTAGGAGATGAACTAACTATTGATTACACTTCTGGATCGGCAACTGATGGTACATTCCTTGTCGCCTCGGTTACTGATTCAAATGTCTTTACTGTTACTGCTGCTGCTAGTGCTACCAATAGTGGAAATGTTTCGATTACTTTATCTGGTGCAGGTCAGTATGTTTGCGAAAACTGGACAAAATCTATACCATATAACAATAGAGCAACAATTCAAGCAACATTTAGAGAGGTGTTTGAACCATGAGCAGTTCTGCTATTGTTAGCAATCTTCAGAATATAAATCCGTCAGCAATAATTGAATTATTCGTACTTACTTTAAAAGAAGGATTAAATTATGCTACAGGAAATCCAGATGGTGTGACCACTGTATATAGATTTCATGCTGGCTCTTCTTTGAAAGATAATGGAGAAATAGTCTGGGCTGGTAATAGCTATCAAAGATTTCCTGTAAAAGCAGAAGGTTTTGCTTTTCAAAAAGGAATGTTACCTCGACCAACTCTTACAGTATCAAACGCATTAGGAACAATTACATCTATTTTATTATCAGTAAATGAAGCAAGCGTTGGTAACGATTTAACAGGTGCAACTGTTACTCGTATAAGAACTCTTGC